GTAAGTCAAAGTACCATAACCATTATTTCTCTCAATCCGTTCGTCCTTGTTGACCCCCTCAGAAAGGTGGTTATAAGAAGCTTCATCGTTTTGGGTGTAAGTCACAAAGCCTCCGATACTGTCAGCCTGTGCACCGTCCTCAAATGCGATGCCTCCCGCTACCAAGCGGGAGCCTACCTCGGAGGTGAAAGTTTTGGTGAAAATGTTGCTATTGCTTGCGTTCCAAGCAATAAGCTCAACCGAGTAGTCGCCAGTGGCTTCGTTTGTATACTTGCGAAAGTTCAAACGAAAGCCTTTGACGCCTGTTTGAGTCGTCTCGTAGCCAATCTTAGCACAATGTGCTGGAAGAAACGAGTCAGGAATTGGAACCGCCGGGGCGGCAAATGGATTCATCAGCGCAGCAACATACCTTGCTTGCGCTGCGTGACCGGTGTTGATGAAATCAACAGATGGGGATGTTACGGCACCCCCAGACCTAGCATTACTCTTACTTTTTACGTTAACCATTTTAACACAAAAGCGACAGATACCTAACTGCCGCAAATAAGTCCTTCACAACGAGTTCTTCAAAGTCCTTCACAATTGAGGGATTGAGATCAAAAGCTCTACAATAACTCAAGAGTGCTTGATTCGAATAATCCCCAGGAAGAACTGGGTATTTATCGAGCCCCTCTTGTTTCATCCAGTAGGCTAGTCCTCCCTTCAACTCACCTTCCAGCCGTTCTTCTCCACACGAACTAAGGGTCTTGTAGAAGACCCCGACTAGAGGGCAGTCGCAATAAAGGGAGAGACCGCACATTCCAACATCACGTAAGTAATTGTCGTAATTTGCAACGCCTCTTGATGAAATGGCTATCATGTCCTTAAACACACTAGTTGGTTTTCTTACCATCATCCATCCACTATCAAGATGGACAGGTTTCATCTGACAAAACTCAATTTCCTCAACACGGTAAACAGGGTCTTCTGCTACCATGTTGAAACCATAGGCCACAAAGAATAAGTCAAAACCCCTAAGAAATTCTTTGAGATCAGTCTCTTCCATAATGGCTACTGAGTCGTCTCCGTTGTTTACTAATTTGAAATTCAACCCAAGAGTCTCTTTCCAATGTAGTAAGACAGAGGTCATCAGAATCACATTTCCAACGGATGTGTTCATATCACCGGACATTCTGCCAGTTGCTTTATACTCAAAAT